CGACAGAAGGTTCGCACCTTCGCCAGCACTGTCTCTCTGTCCTCTAGCAGCGCCCACAAGGTCGTTATCATCGATGAGGCAGACAACACCACCAATGACGTGCAGTTGTCCTTGAGGACCGCTATCGAAGAGTTCCACAGCAACTGTCGGTTCATCTTCACTTGCAACTTCCCTAACAAGATCATCGAACCACTGCATTCTCGATGCACTGTGGTTGACTTCAAGATCAAGAAGGGTGATCAAGCTGGTCTACAGGTGAAGTTCTTCAAACGCTTGAAGAACATCTTGGAAGAGAACAATTGTGAGTATGTACCTGAAGTTCTCCTCAAACTTATCGAACGATACTATCCAGACTGGCGTCGTTTGATCAATGAGTGTCAGCGCCACGCTGCTGCTGGTGCTATCAACACAGACATTCTGGTTGATATTGCTGACATCAAACTGGATGACCTTGTGAAAGCGATGAAGAACAAGGAGTTCACCACTATCAAACGATGGGTGACAGACAACATCGACAATGACCCAAACATTGTCATGCGTAAGATCTATAACACTCTCTATGAGAATGTTAAACCCAAGTACATCCCAGAAGCAGTGCTGATTATCGCCAAGTATCAGTACCAGATCGCATTCGTTGCCGATCAAGAAATTAACTTACTTGCATGCCTAACCGAAGTCATGCTTGGTTGCGACTTTAAATGAAACTATGACCGTAAATGCATTCCACGTCACCATCTACTACACTGAAGAACGGAAGCGTGAGTTCCACTACAAGATGCCTAGTCATCAGCAAGGAACAGACTCAATTTTGAGAAAAATGAAAGCTGAAAATCCAGACGCATTCTGTGTTATTGTTGAACGCAATGGCAAAGAGTCTCAATGGATTAATCCAGACTTCAAATGATCACAACGCTCAAAAACTACAAGACAGGAGCATACAAACAGTTGAAGGAGACTATTATGTCTCCTAATTTTCCATGGAATTTCTATGGAACAACAATTGAAAATCAAACTGATGACCTGCACCTGATGTCTCACTGCTTTCTAGCGAGACCAGGGCAGGAGAATCCATATACCATATCGTTGAGTGAACATACGCGACTTGCTGCGTTTGTTTGCAGACAAATTTTGGGTATGAATGAGATAGAAGTACACATGTTCTATCGTATTGCTGTCAACCTAGTCTTTGACACCGAAGGCACTAGCGTCAAGCATGTTGATCACGAGTATCCACATGAGAATCTGATCATTTACTTAAACAAGTTTGACAAAGGCAGAACTTTGGTGTATGATGAAGATGATAATGAGCATAGTGTGACTGCCAAAGAAGACAAGGCAGTCACATTTAATGGTTCCTACCAGCATTGTCATGAATCTTCTTCCAACGGAAGGAGAATTGCCCTTATTGCTACCTATTTAAAAGATGAGTGAAACTGTATTGATGCGTCTGTATTCTGGTGAGGATGTTCTCACCACCATTGCAGAAGAAACTGATGATGCTTATCAATGTGAGAACATTGTGGTAGCAGTGCCTGCTCAACAAGGGCATATTGGATTTGCTCCATGGGCACCTATTGCCAAGGAAGGAGTCTCTATCAGGATTGCTAAAGACTACATCGTGTATGTTACTGAACCCAACCCTGATCTGGCAGAGCAATATGAAGGACTATTCTCCAAAGTAATCACCCCTAAAAAGAAACTGGTTCTCTAATGAATGTACCTAGTAACGAAGAACTTGTCCATCTCAAGATTCAAGCAGCACTACGTGAGAATGTGTTTGCTGAAGACCAGATGAAATATCTGGGAGAACGTGCAGGACATCACTGGTATCTCATTGCTGGTGAGCACGAAGTTCCAGTTAGCGAAATTGAAGAATTTGAATTTGCAGGTTATGTCGATGAAGAAGACGACTCCCCAGAACGTACAAGAGGCGAATGAAAGTCTCTTTCGTGCTACAATGAACTTACCTGCTGCAGCCAGACACTGTGGCATGACTGAACGAGAGATGAAGCACATCTTTCGTGAATATTTGAAGTACAATTCTCCTGATTATGAAGTCATTGAAAACACCGCTCCGTTACCCAGGCGGGAAAAGCAGAGCGGTAAGCAAACTGTTCCAATACCTCCCCGACCTTACCCAGGTAAGAGAGTATCGTGAACCATTTCTCGGTGGTGGTAGTGTTGCCATCGAGATCACGAAGCGTTATCCCAAGATGAATATCTGGGTGAATGATTTGTACGAACCATTGTATAACTTCTGGTGTGAGGTGCGTGACAATGGTAGAGAGATGCGTGATCAACTGGTACAACTGAAGTATCGGTATTGCGAACCAGCATCTGCTAGAGTTCTGTTCAACCAAGCAAAGGAAAAAGTAAACGATGATCAAGCATCCAAACTTACTCGTGCTATTAGTTTTTACGTTGTTAACAAGTGCTCTTTTTCTGGTCTCACTGAATCCAGCTCCTTCAGCAAGCAAGCGTCAGAAAGCAATTTCTCGATGCGTGGAATTGATAGACTACCTCAATTCGGAGAACTGATCGAGAACTGGAAAATTACTAATCTATCTTATGAAGAGCTCTTTACCGACAGTCGAGACATATTCACCTATCTCGACCCCCCATATGATATTAGAGATAACCTCTACGGACGGAAAGGGTCTATGCACAAGTCCTTCGATCATGATGCCTTCGCTCGTGATTGTGATCGCTTTGCTGGTCCTCAATGTATATCTTACAACTCGTCTGCTCTTATCAAAGAACGGTTCGAGGGGTGGACAGTAGGAGAATTTGCACACACTTACACCATGAGGAGCGTGGGGAGTTATAATACAGATCAAGCAAAACGGCACGAACTGGTGCTGACTAACTATGAAGTGTGAAGTCAAACTCTATGTCGCAGGCACCGTCTTCACCGAACAGGTGATCGCTCGCGACTACCAAGAAGCACGAGAGGTTGCTCTTGCTCGTAATCCCAACGCTAAAGTTCTAGGAGTCACTGCTAAAACATGAGTTACAAACTTACAGATTATCTGTATTCAATTAACCAGTCCAAGAAGAATATCATGGACGCTGATGAGGGTGCTGTAAAAGGTTACCCTCCTTTTATTATCAACAAGTGTATGGCACAGCACACTGATGCTGTTTTGTTCGCCAATGAGATGAACAAGCATCCCGAGTTGGATAAGAAGATGCAATATGACTTTTATATAAATAGTTTGAAACCTAGGAAGCGTTACGCTCCTTGGGCAAAGAAAGAAACTCTTGAGCATCTTGAATTGGTGAAGCAATATTATGGATATAACCATAACAAAGCACTTGCCGCTCTACGTATCCTCACGAATTCTGATCTTGAACAGATAGCCAAACTATTAGATACAGGCGGAATAAGATGACAACTGAAATTGAAGTACAGTGGCAACCTTCGGACATGGTGGAAGTAAGTCTGTCTGAACCAGATGATTTCCTGAAGGTTCGTGAGACTCTGACCCGTATCGGTGTTGCTTCTAGAAAAGAACGCAAACTATACCAGTCTTGCCACATCCTTCATAAGCAGGGCAGATACTACATTGTTCATTTTAAGGAACTCTTCGCCCTAGATGGGAAGAAGACAAACCTTACACAGAATGATGTCCAGAGACGTAATCGTATTGCACAGTTACTGTCTGACTGGGGTTTAGTATCTGTGGTGGAAGCAGAACGTATCGAAGATATTGCACCCTTGAATCAAATTAAGGTTCTATCATTTAAAGATAAAGATGATTGGATCCTTGAGTCCAAATACAACATCGGTCGTAAAAAGACTGAAGTATAGTAAACTAATCTTAAAAAGTGTGGTAAATACTACCGCACTTTTTTAATGTTCTCTTATAATTAGTAGTGTAGAAGGCGAGGGACCTAGGTCCCCCTTTTACGCCAACGGTTGCCTTCGGGGACCACACAAAAACACTCGCTAACTATAGGAGTTACTCATGAACAAGTACGCTTGGGATATATATTCCCCTCACTTTGTAGGGCTCGATGATATTTTTCATCGACTAGATAGTATGTCAAATCATAATACTAACTACCCCCCTTACAATCTAATCAAGCATGACAACAGCAAATTCACCATTGAAATTGCTCTGGCAGGATTTAAACCAGAGGAGATTGAAGTCTCTACAGAATCAAACATTCTCAAAGTTGCCACTAAAAATGCGGCAAGAGATCCTGAAGTTGAATACCTCCACCGTGGAGTATCGAAACGATCATTTGTCAATACGTGGCAACTCTCGGACGACGTTAAAGTCGGTGATGTAAGCTTTGAGGATGGACTACTGGTAGTTCAGTTAAACAAATATATTCCAGAACACCAGCGTAGAATTGTTTATGATATCTCTGGAACAAAAGAATTACTACTCGAATAAATAATTTCATATCGTCGCCGCACGGGGGTAACTGGCAAAATCCAGTTGACACCCCCATTTTTTTGTGGTAAAATTACGTCGTTCACTATTTTTCCGTTATGGCAAACGCTATTGTAGTCCTCCAATCTACTGGAGACAAGATCATTTGTGATCTCCAGGAAGTTCGGGAGGAAAACAAAGAAGATGGCAAGCCCGTGTGTCTTGTCATGATCCGTCCTTACACCCTCGGCATCGAGAAGTCAGAAGAACCTGGTCCTAATGGACAGGATGTTCAGGTCCGCTTTAACAAGTGGCTGCCTTACTCTGGAGACACACAATTCAAGATTCCTTTCGCTGCTGTTCTCGCTGTGGGTTCTGTTGACCCTGGTCTGGAGCAAGCATATGTACAGACCGTTGCCCAAGCAGTCGCTATGGAAGAGGCACAGGTTGAAGCAGCTGCTGCAGTTGCTGCAGAGACTGGTTTCGTTCCTTCCGAGGAGGTAACTGATGCTGAAACTGCTTCGGTTTGAGAGTCGCTGGTTGATCAGCGAAGTTGAAGAGATCCCTGGTGTTGAGTTCGGGGATCCCGATTGTGTGCTAAAATACCCCTATGAGGTGACGGAGGACGGTCTCACGTCCTTCCCACCTTTCTCCGATGAACGTGAGTTGGCGGTCAGATCTTCAGACATCACTTTGATTGCTGAACCTGATGGCAAAACCGCATCGCTTTATTACGAAATGAAATCTGAATGAAGTTTTACACCAGTGTGCAGCAGACGGGTAACACGATCCTAGTTCGTGGTTACGATCACGGACTACCCTTTGAAGATCGTGTCAAGTTCAACCCTACACTGTACCTCCCCTCCCAAAAACAAGAGGAGTGGAGAACTTTGGATAACAAGTGTGTTCGCCCCGTCAAACAGGGCACTATCAGGGACGCTAAACAGTTCATCGAGACTCATAAAGAGCTCCCTGACTTCGAGATCTGTGGTCAGACTCGCTTCCTCAATCAGTATATCTTTGAGGAGTATCCTGATGAGGATATGAAGTGGGACATGAACAAGATCCGAGTCTACACCCTTGATATTGAGACTGGTGCTGAAAATGGTTTCCCAGACATTGAGTCTGCTGACCAAGAAATTCTACTCATTAGTATTAAAGACTCCACAACTGGCAAGATTACTGTATACGGTTCACGTCCCTTTGTAAGCACAGAGAAGGACGTGAACTACATGCACTTCCAGACCGAAGAAGGTCTGCTGAAGGCATTCCTGCATGACTGGCAGGCAAACTGTCCCGATGTTATTACGGGATGGAACGTACAGTTGTTCGATATGCCCTATATTGTAGGTCGCATTGAGCGTATCCTAGGTGCAGGATCTGCAAAGATCTTGTCGCCTTGGAAGAACATCTATCCACGCAAGATCTTTATCAAAGGCAGGGAACAACTTGCCTATGATATCACTGGTGTAGCAACACTAGACTATCTTGAGTTGTATCGTAAGTTCACCTACACCAACCAAGAGTCATATCGTCTGGACCACATTGCATTTGTGGAACTAGGACAGAAGAAACTAGACCACAGTGAGCACGACACCTTCAAAGAGTTCTACACAAAGGATTGGCAGAAGTTTGTAGAGTACAACATCATTGACGTTCGCCTGGTTGACAGGTTGGATGACAAGATGAAACTCCTAGAACTTGCTATCACCATGGCATATGATGCCAAAGTAAACTTTGAGGATGTGTACTCACAGGTACGAATGTGGGACAACATCATCTATGTCTATCTTGCTCGTCAAAACATTGCGATTCCCCCTAAACATGTCAACACAAAGAGTGACAAGTATGCTGGTGCCTACGTTAAGGAACCTATTCCAGGGATTTATGACTGGGTGGTCTCTTTTGACCTCAACTCCCTATACCCTCACCTCATTATGCAGTACAACCTCTCGCCAGAGACGCTGCTACCCCGTCGTCACCCGTCTGCAAACGTCGATAGACTACTTGCCCAAGAGGTAGACACGAGCGCCTTGGAGGGGGTCACACTGTGTGCTAACGGCACCTATTACACCACCAAAAAGCAGGGATTCCTTCCCAAACTGATGGAGAAGATCTATCAAGAACGAACCATCTACAAGAAGAGGATGCTCGCTGCCAAGCAGCAGTATGAGAAGACTCCCACAGTTGAACTACAGAAGGAAATCTCTCGCTGTAACAACATCCAGATGGCAAGGAAGATCCAGTTGAACAGTGCTTATGGTGCTATCGGCAATGAACACTTCCGTTACTATCGTCTAGAGATTGCAGAAGCAATCACACTATCAGGTCAGTTGTCTATCCGTTGGATTAGTGACAAGACCAATGCATACTTGAACAATATTCTGAAGACAAATGACATTGATTACGTTATTGCTTGCGACACCGATTCTATGTACCTTAACCTGGGTCCTTTGGTGCAAAAGGTATTCGAGGGACGAGAGGCAGATGATGAAGTCATTGTTGGGTTCCTTAACAAGGTGTGTGAGGTGGAATTTGAGAAGTTTATTGAAAGTTCTTACCAAGAGCTCGCCACTTATGTTCGGGCATACTCGCAGAAGATGAAGATG